CGTGGAGGCAGACACGGGCACTGTCACGGTGGTGTGGGGTTCGTATCCGGATATGAGTACCGCGGTCATTTTTGGATGGCAATCAACAGCGGTGCAGGAATTGCGCGAAGGGAATCTGACGTCGTCCATGCTTGCCGCCCGGCAAACCGTTACCCAGCCGTTAGATCTGGGGTCTGCTGAACTACTTTGGTACATCGGGGCCACACAAAAGACTGCTACCGTGACCGATGCCGGCGTGCTGCAGGGCAATGATGCTACCGGTTTCATTTCCAGCGCAGGTGAATTGGTTTTGCGCCCGACGCTGCTTCCCGATATCGGTTCTGCACTCGCCGTTACTGCTACCACCGCAGTGACGGCACGCACTCGGAGTTATAGCGGCGCCATCAATAATAATATCGTGGAGTTTACTCTTAGCGCCGATACTCTGGCATTTTCTGTGCAAATCCAGTTACCCACCACCCAGTGGGGCACCTTACTGTTGCATGACGATGGCGCTGGCACTATCCGAGACAGCTACAATTCGCAGCTTGGCACCGTGAACTACACGACCGGCGATGTTAGCCTGACAGTCATTACGACCCAGACTCGGACGCGCCAAGTTTTTTCCGCCATGAGTCCGCATGAGGGGCAGCCAGTCAGCTACGGGGTACAAGAAGATACCTACGATATCTACTGGAACGAACAGGTCGCTATCGTAGCGACGTACAGTGCAGTAGGTGACAGTACCCATTCTACGCAGGATGACCTCACTATCACCGATCTGACGGTAGATTTTTCCAGCATTACTGATGGCGCTCCCTTATTGCCTGGCGGTGTGCGCTGGATACTGGCTGGCACCACGTATTTTGATGACGGCCAAGGCAACCTCTACGAAGTCACCAATCCGCTGTCAGGAGATAGCGCCGCCGTAGGCAGCATCGACTACGCCACCGCGGTAGGGACTATCACAGATTGGCCAGTCAATCACGCGCCTACTGGTACTTATGCCTTACGATGCCAGATTGCCACGGCGGTGGTGAATTGCATTACGGGACGGCTGATCGGCGGTGCACTGCGACCGGGGTCTTTCCAGGTGCGCGCTACCACCGCCGCAGATTCTCAAACATTGACAGCTACAGCCGCTCTGGATGGCTCGATCACTGGGGATGGTATCCGTGGACAGGTAACGGTGGGTACCGGCATTTATCACTTAGAGTTTGGGACTACGGTACTGGCGTCTTCGCTTACTCAAACCGATAAATCTCAAGCGTGGTATCATCAAGCCGACGTGGATCAGACCGGCCATATCTGGAAGCCGCAGCCAGTACTTGCGGATACCGTGCTACTGAATGCAGTAGCGTTGAAATCTATTCCGTTGGACAAGACCCTCATCGATATGGAGACGGCCCGGCTCCCAGCCGACGGGCGAGTACCCATTTTTGATGTAGGACGGCCAGTGGTGGTGCACAACACGCAGTCAGCCACCTTCCCAAGCCCGCTGATTGCCGGCCAGGTGGTCGATCTGGAACGGACCGATCTGGCGGCGGTTACACTGCGAGATGCGGGTGGGACGCTCATCCCCGCAAATCGCTATTCGGTGAGTTTGGCGTTGGGCACGGTTACCATGGCTAGCCCGCTGGATTTGACCGGGTTTACTCAGCCGTTGCAGGGCAGCCATACGGTAGAAGTGTTGGCGCGCCTGCTGGACGCCCAGCTCGATGGGACACTGAATATTAGTTTGCCACTAGGGCATGACTATCCGCAGGCAGGGTCCTACGTGTCATCGGCCTATATTGCCGGCGACCGCTTCGCCCATGTGCGCGATCTGTTCGACCAAAAAACGTGGACCGAGGTCTGGAGTGATACGCTGATTGGTGACCCATGTACTGCCAACTATGACAGCGTAGATTTTCCAATAGAGGTGACGAATGACGCTGCCATTGAGGAAGATTGGGCGTTATTACTCACTAGCACCTCCCAAGTGCAAGTGATCGGCAGAACGGTGGGCGATTTGGGCGCATTCTCCATCTTGTCTGATATCGCGCCAGTCAATCCACTGACACTGAAAACCTATTTTCTCCTGCACCACCAAGGCTGGGGTGGAGGCTGGACCGCTGGCAATGCATTGCGCTTTCATACCGTGGCAGCGGCGTTCGGCGTGCATTTTTTCCGTACCGTGAACCCATCGCCGCCGTACCTGTCTGGCGATGAATTTTCCTTCGCTTTACGTGGGAATCTATTACCCTGATGGCCCAGAATAATATCGTTTTCATTACATCCAGCCGGCAAGGTGCACCTAGCCTGACCGGACAGGCGAATTCGTTGAACAACGTGTTATATCAGGTGCTGTGCACGGGGTTTAACAGCCAAAGCAGCGTGAGTTTGAGTTCCGCTGCTGGCATAGCCACGGCCACGAAGAACAACCATGGGTTCGTAACTTACGACTGGGTTCTTGTCAGTGGCGCGACTAACAATGCCTACAACGGCATGCAGCAGGTACTCGACTACACGGCCACGAATTTTACCTTCGCTGTAGCGGGGGCGCCCGGAGCCGATAGCGGCACTGTTTGTTTCGCGCCGGCCGGTTGGGTACAGATTTACAGTGCCAGCAACCGAATGGCATTTCAAGGCGATGACCAGAGTAGTGGTCTGATCTTGTATGTGGACGATAGTGGGGTCAATGGGACGAAAAGCTATCGGAACGCCTGGGCCTGCGGTTATGAGAGCTGGAACATAAATACCGGGGTTAATCCCTGGCCGACCGTGGCACAACTGGCGAATGGCGTCGCGTGGTGCAAGTCCACGACGTTGGACGGCACTGCCCGACCGTGGTGGCTGGTAGGCGATGGGAAGCGGTTCTATGTGGGAATCGCGTGGGACGCAAACTCGACTGGCATGTACGACGTTTTCTGTTTCGGCGACTATCTGCCTACCATCGCTGGTAATGCGTTTCCCGGTTATATCATTGGCAGCTCGAGCGAGATACAGTCTTCCATCGGAACGGGGAATCTATTTGGCGCTTTGGTCGCACTTGCCAACACCTCCGCCGGAAAGTACCTCTGCCGGAAGTATGACAGTACAGGGTCTGCATTGGCATGTGGGATGATAGGCAACAATACCATTGCGGCTTACCTGGGATATGGCGGTATCACTGGAGTGAACCTGCCAACGAACGGCATAGAATTGCAGCCTATTGATTTTCACTGTGGTGGGTACCTGTATTCGCCACTGCCCGGTGCTTATCAGATGTTGCACAATGCCATCTATAACAACTACGACATTTTGCCGACTTTCCCGGAACTACCTGGACGGCGACTGCTGGTGCTCACCATCGCAGTGGGCGCGGGTAATTCGGCTATCGGCAGATTGGTTCTGGATATCACTGGACCCTGGAAACCAGCCTGGTTATGATCCACCACCGTTATGAATGGCTCTGGGTGAATGGCGCCCATCGCACCACCGCGCGACGCGGCTATCGGTATGATATCGGTCTGTACAATGGCACGGGCCAACTGAGGGTGCTGGTTGACCGCGATCATGTGGCCGGTGATCCGCCACCGAATACTGATGTGCCTATCGCGCGACCGGTAATCCTGTTCCGCATGCCTGAACTATTGAAGATTCGCGCTGGTTGGAGTGATGCGACTACCGGTGAGGTGGTGTTTCAGTATCTAGATATGAAGGTCACCTACCTGGCGTATGCGGCCGGTTTTATTGGTCCAACCGGCGCCCGCTTTGATGCTGTGGCCAGTGATGGTCACTCACCAGAGCCGATGTCATGACCGTGCGCCTCGGCGTAGATGCGGCGAATGCAGCGGCTACTGCGGTAGGCGCGCGGCTCAATAGTGGCTACCTACGAATTTATTCCGGCGCGCCACCGAACAGCAGTGCAGATGGCGCACTGACCAATCAGGTGTTACTGGCTGAAACACCCTTCGCTGCAACCGCTTTTGAGCAAGCCGCCAATGGGGTCGTCCAGGCGAATGTTATGATTGAGGTGACGTGCATCGCCACTGGCACTGCAGCTTGGTTTCGCGCCGTGCGCAGCGATGGCACGACGGTAGCCTTTGACGGCTCAGTTGATGTGGCGAATGCCGATATGCTGGTATCGAACACCAGCTTTGTCGCCAATCAAGCCCTGCAGGTCACAGCAGCCAGTTTCGATTTTCCCTTGACCTGATCACAGCCCATGAGTATCCGCCTGCATTACAGCCTGCAGGAGGCATTGCCAGCCGGCCAGGTGCACTTGCATTTTGGCTGGCCAGCAGGACTGATGACGGCGCTGCTGGCAGGTACCGCGCCCAGCGCCAGCGTAGACGCTACGGCGGTGGTCACGTGGCCGCCATTGGTGGCCAGTGCGACCTGGCATGGCCACAGGGCGACAAGTAGCGGCCATGCTACTCGCTGGGACTGGCTCCGCAAGGGCGCTCGCTGCCACTATGTGCAGGCAGCACCGGCGCTACTCGTAGCTAACGCGCTGTGGGGCCAACAACCGTCGCTGCGCGCGGACTGCAAAATCACGTGGCAAGAACGCCTGCCGGCGGTCTCTAGGACCGACGCCACCTGGAGCTATCGGGAAGTAACGTATACTGTTCGATCTGGACGGTGGGGCCGTTTCGCGAGTACGCGTCAAGATGGCGTTCTACCGTGGACGACGGCGGGCACGGTGCGGCAGTCGCACCGGGTGTGTTACACGCTGCCTGGTCTCGAACTTAGTGCCAGCGTGCGTGTCTCATATAGTCATATGCCCAGGCTCGTGCAGGAGGCAATCAGTAGCTGGTCGCTGGCGGCGGAAATGGCTACCGCCAGGGGTGTGGTATGGCAGAGTGCACCCCTACGGCGGATGGCCGGCGACGTGTCTTGGAATCGGCTGGTAAAAATATTCTGGCGGTTAGCACCACCGCAAAAAACACCTAATCCTGCGCCGGCGCCCATACCACCAGGGCCTATCCGGCTGTTCTACCACCTGCCCGGCTGGCCGATACCGCCGGGTATCGATATCCGTCTTCACTATGGCACGAGACCGAAATCAATCGGCTATGCGATTCATATGATCACTGATCTGTCCTGTGTTCTTTTGCCGCATCTGGAACCTCTTCGGTTCCAATCCCTCAGCATTGAATGGAATCGCGATTCCCACAGTCGGCTGCTACGGGCGACGATTTTGGGCCATGACAGTATGGCCCTGTTACAACCCGATGCCGGACTGAATCCGGTAGAAGTCCGCACCACCTTGAACGGGTACTCTTTCGATTTCGTAGTGACCCAAATTACGGGCACCTCGTCCGTGGCGGCGCATACCTGGGAAGTGACCGCAGAATCACCGATTCTCTATCTCACCACCCCCTATGCGGCAGCGCGTGATTATTTGGAAACCCAAACCCGCACCGCCCAGCAGCTGGCGCTGCAGGAGTTGACGGATACCGGCTTCGAGTTGGAGTGGGATGTAGTGGACTGGCTAGTACCAGCGGGCGTGTGGAGCTATCAGGGACTGACGCCTTTAGAGGCCATTAAGCGCTTAGCGGCAGCGGCTGGTGGGCATGTGGAAGATCATCCTACTGATCACAAAATTTTCGTGCGGTCTGACTACCACATTGAGCCATGGCTGTGGAGTTTGCAACAACCCGCAGTGATTCTTAGTGGCGCTAACTGCCGCTCGCTGACCGACCAACAGACTCGCTATGCAGACACTAACCGGGTCATCGTCAGCGGCGGCGCGGCGGGCAAAGTGCGGGTTGATGCTACTCGCTCTGGCACGGCCGGTGATCGGCTGCAGGTGCTATCGCCTGAGCCACTCTGGTGCCATGTGGACGTCGGCCGTGAACGCGCCCGGCAAGCGCTGGCCAGCGCCGGCTATCACGTGGATGAAGTCCTGGCGGACCTGCCACTGGCACCAGCGCCCAATACGCCTGGCGTGCTGCAGCTCGGTGATATCGTCGAGGTGCACTGGCTGGGGTCGGAGTGGATTGGTCAGGTTATTGGGAACCAGATTAACGCAGCCATGGGATCACTAACTCAAACACTCACTGTGGATCGATTTTATGGCTAATCCTTGGAGCTTGCTGCGCAGCTTGTTGCCAAAATCCTCGCTGGTAGAGGGCCAGGTCACGGCTATTACGGATGACGGAGTAGTGACAGTAACTACCGTCGGTGGCGGGACGCTGCGCTGTACTGCCCTAGTGAGCGTCCAGACGGGCGATAACGTCGAAGTGGTCGATCAGAAGATCACTCAGGTGATCTCTGAACTGACGGTCTACACACTGCAAATTTAGCGACGGCGTTGGCCTTCATCGAGGTGACGCTCCATGCGCTCGTTGAGGGCGAGAAGATTCCTCCGAATCTCTTCCTGCAGCACCCCCCTGGCGGTACTATCCGCCTGTATCTGCCGGAGAAGATCCATCAACGTCGTGAGACTGGCGCC